AACGCTGACGCTCGCTTCGACGGCGCATGCCACCAAGGGGAAGATCAACCTCGGGGCAGCGTCAGCCTACGACGAGCTTGCCGCCCGCCTCGGCGTCGGCACCCTCTCGCCGTCTGCCAAGATTCACGGACTGGCAACGACTGAGCAATTGCGGCTTGGGTACGATGTCGCAAACTACCTGAGCGCGACGGTTGCAGCGAGTGGAGTGACGACGTTCGCGGCGACAGGTGGCACGATCATCATTCAGGGGACCGCTGCCACCGATGGCCCGACCCTCGGAGGCGAGCTGCTGACTACGGCAGGATGGACGGTGCCGGGCGGCTGGACAGAAAGCCCGGATGACGTTTTTACGCACGCGAACGGAGGAGGCGCCAATGCGCTATCGCACAGCGCGACAATTGCCAACTCAACCAAACACCAGATTTCGTGGACAATTTCCGGACGCACAACAGGAAGCGTTACCTTCGCCGTTGGCGGACAATCTGTGGCTACGCAGACGGCGTCTGGAATTTTTGGGCCAACAACGACTTCAACATCCGGTTTGGTAATAACCCCCACCAACGATTTTGATGGCGTTCTGTCGTCTGTATCCCTGCGGCAGATAACTTCTGGATCAACGGCGCTCGTGCAAGGCAAGACGTCAGGAGCGGTTTCCGGGTGGGAAATTCGGGCGTGTGGAATAATTGGAAATACCTTTTTTGGCACGCAAGCAGGGCAGTTTGCTTTGAGTCAATCGGGCGCAGGCCTGACAGCAATAGGGCAAAACGCGCTACCCGTTGCAACCACTGCGCTTCGCACGACGGCTGTCGGTCGACAATCCGGGTTTTCCGTGTCGACTAGCAAAGATGCGACGCTGATTGGAGTAAATGCAGGATTTTCTTTGACGACAGGCTCCCAAGTGTCTGCGCTCGGGTCCACCGCTGCATTTAGCATTACAACTGGGACAGACCTGACGGCCGTTGGCTTTGCCGCAGGGTACAGCCTGACGAGCAGCACGGGCACGTGCATTGGATCACTAGCCGGCCGTTATCAGGCAGACGGTTCAACAGCTCTCACAACGGCGCCGAACTGCACATATGTTGGATACTCTGCCAAGGGCCTGAACGACTCCGACAGCTACAGCATCGTCATCGGCGCCAACGCCGTCGGCCTAGGCGCGAACACCACCGTACTCGGCACCATCAACCAGACGACGGCAGCGACGATCTACGGCGCCGGCACGCACAGCCTGACCGACGCCACCACAAACGCGGCCGTTACCGTCGAAACCCTGACGAAAAACGTCACCGGCGCCGGCGTCGGCGCCGCAGGACTCGGGCCGCGCCTGGTATTCGCCGCCGAATCCAGCACGACCAACGACACCCAACAGGCCGACATCACCGCGACCTGGACCGACGCCACGCACGCCTCGCGCAAGAGCCGGCTCGCGCTGTCCGCGTCGGATTCCGCAGCCGCCCGAGAAGGCCTGCGCATCGAGGCCGACGGAAGCGTCGCCCGCCTCGGATTCTTCGGAGCGACCGCCGTCGTCAAGCCGACCGCCCTGACCGCCGCCGTCGCCGCCGCCCCAGCCGGCGGCACCGGCACCGCCGCAGGCGGCTGGGACACCGCCGGAAATCGCGACCTGGCCATTGCCACCATCAACAACCTCAAGACCCGCGTCGACCAGCTTGAAGCCAAGCTGCAGGCGCTCGGACTGCTCACCTAACCGAATCCACAGGAGCCCGCACCATGAGCAACCGCTCGCAGGACTACATCAGCCTCATCCGCGCCGCAAACCGACAAATTTGGGACGCCCTGAATACCCTGGTCGCCGCCCAGCGCGAATGGAACGCCCTCGACTACGGCACCACGCTGCCGGCCGGCGAAGGCGCCCACGAAGGCATCACCAAGACCATGGTCGGCGCCGTCACCTTCGACACCGCCAATGCTCTGGTGACCACGCTCAACGCCGGCCACGCCACGAATATGGCGAAGCTGCTTTGAGCCACTGACCAGCGTCCGGCGCAACGATGAGCCTCGCCCAATACGATGACGTGGACCCCTACGACAGCGCCGTCGACTCCTATGACGGCGGCGCCACGGGCGTGCCCATTGGCGATCCCCGCTACACCATGACCCTGGCCGCTCCCGATCGCACCCTCACCGCCGCCGCAAGCACCTGGCAGGTTGTCGTCACATGACACAGCAGCTATCCAACAAAGACCCCGCAGAGCAGATCGCCGTGACGTTCGAGTTCGCGGCCGGCCTCATCGCCGGAGAATCGATCACCGGTACGCCAACGGTAACGGCCTCCGCCACCGGAGGCCCAGACACGTCGCCGTCATCCATCCTCTCCGGCGCTCCACTTGTCTCCGGAAGCCAGGTGATGCAAACCGTCATCGGCGGTGTCGATGGCTCCACCTACAAGCTGCGCTGCCTGGTCACCCTGACGCCCAGCGGCCGCAAGCTGGTGCTCGCCGGCCTGCTGCCGGTCGTCACTGCCTGAGAAAGCCACGATGACCGACATCGCCACCACCGAGCCCACCCGCCTGCGCTCCGGCGACACCTGGAAATGGTCGCGCTCGCTCGCCGACTACCCGGCCACGTCCTGGACGCTCAAGTACCGATTCAAGCACCCGACCGCGCCAGGTTTCGAGGTTGTCGCCACCGCTTCCGGAAACGATCACCTGATCACCGTCACGGCCGCTACCAGCACCAGCTATGCGCCAGGCGACTGGACCTGGCAGGCCTGGGTTGAAGGCGGCAGCAGTGAAAAGTACACCATCGGCGCCGGCTCGCTCACCATCGACGCCGACTATCGCTCGGGCGTGGCAACCAACGCGCTCGACGACCGCAGCCACGCGCGCAAGACGCTGTCGGCAATCGAGTCGTGGATCGAAAGCCGCAATCCTGGCGTCGAGTCCTACGAAATCGCCGGCCGGCAAATGCGCTACGTCCCCATTCCCGAGCTGCTCAAGCTGCGCCAGCTTTACAAGGCCGAAGTGGACGCCGAAGACGCCGCCGCGCGAATCGCCGCCGGCCTGGCCACGCCCCGCCGGATCCAGTTCCGCATATGAAGAGCCAACCCATGACCCTCAAGGATCGCCTGCGCGGCGCCTGGCGCGCGCTCACCGGCAAGCGCGACGCCTTCTCCGCCACCTACGGCACCGGCGGCTCGGCAGGCTTTGCTGGCGGCGCCGTTGGCCGCCTGACATCGAGCCTCGCCACATGGTCCGGATCGGTCAATGCCGACCTTGACCTCGCGTTGCCCATCCTGCGCGCCCGCGCGCGCAGCCTGGCAGCCAACAACGAGCACGGTAAGCGCTTCCTGACGCTGGTCTCGACCAACATCGTCGGCCGCCAGAATCCCAAGCTCCAGGTGCGCGCCCTTCGCGACCAGCGCGACCCCAAAAAGCCCAGCACGCTCGACAAGACCGCGAACGACGCCATTGAGTCGCACTGGGAGCGCTGGGGACGTACCGCCGACATCTCCGGCCGCCACCCGACGCTCTACTCGCTGATGCGCACCCTGGTGCGTGGCGTCGCCCGCGATGGAGAGGGCTTGGTCCGCATCATCCGCAATCGAAACCTGCCGTATGGCTTGGGCCTGCAGCTCCTCGAGGCCGACCGACTCGACGACGCGCTGAACGGCCGTCTATCCAATGGCAACATGGTCCGCCAGGGCGTCGAGATCGATTCCACCTCGCGCGTCATCGCGTACCACGTGCGCACCGCGCACCCCGGCGAAAACTGGAACGCCACAACGCAGACCGTGGAGCGCGTCCCCGCCGCCGACATGCTGCACCTGTTCGTTCCCGATCGTGCCGAGCAGGTGCGAGGCATTTCCTGGTTCCACGCCGTGATTCTGCGCGGCAGCATCATCCACAACTTCGAGGAAGCCGCCGTCACCGCCGCGCAGATCGGCGCCAGCAAGATCGCCGCCCTGGAGCGCAGCGAAGAAGCGCCGGACGCCACCGCTATGATGTCCGACGGCACCGCCGGCGGGTTGACGCAGATGAAGGTCGAAGCCGGCGAACTGTTCGAGCTGCCGCCCGGCTACAAGCTCAACTCATGGAATCCCGAGTATCCGCACGCAAACTTCGAGAGCTTCCTGAAAGCCTGCCTGCGCGGCCTTGCCTCCGGCCTGGACGTCGCCGCCCACAACCTCACCGGCGACATGACCGACGTCAACTACTCGTCGGCCCGCATCGCCGAGCTCGCCGAGCGCGAAGTGTGGATGATCCTGCAGGACTGGCTGATCGGTTCCTTCCTGACGCCGATCTATGAGGAATGGCTGGCCCTGTCCCTGCTGTCCGGCCGCATCACCTTCGACTCGGGCAGCGCCTTGCCGGCCGACAAGCTCGACAAGTTCGCGCGCGCCTCGCGCTTCCAGGGCCGCCGCTGGTCCTGGGTCGATCCGCTCAAGGAGGCCGAGGCAAACGCCTCGATGCTCGGCTCACAGCTCACCAGCCGGACGCGCATCACCGCCGAGCAGGGCCTAGAGTTCGACGACATTCTCGACGAGCTCACCGCCGAATCCGCCGCCATCGAAGCCGCCGGCCTGCTGGTCGTCACGCCGCCGGTCAAGCCGACGTCTCCCGCCCCGGCGACGGCTCTGTCCGCCGCCCCGGCCACGCTGTGAGAGTGACATTTTTTGCCTTAACACGTCGCGCCGCATCGCGCATGCTGCACGCAACTTTCGGGCTCAAACCATGACCACCTTCACCCGCACCGCCAAGATTTCCGCCGCCCGCGCCGCCGGTGACGATCGCACGATCGATCTGGCGATTTCAAGCGAGGCGCCATACGAGCGCTTCTTCGGCATCGAAATCCTGTCGCATCAGCCCAGCGCCGTCGATCTGTCGCGCCTGGCCGACAACGCCCACCCGCTGCTGCTCAACCACTGCACCGAAGACCAGATCGGCGTGCTGCTCGATCCCGTCATCGGCGAAGACCGGGTGCTGCGCTGCAAAGCAAAATTCTCGCGGTCCGCGGACGCCGAAGAAATCTTCGTCGACGTGCAGGACGGCATCCGCCAACTGGTGTCGGTCGGCTATTTTATCGACGAGATCGTCGAGATTGCCCCGCCGCCGCTGCCGGAAGACATAGGAGACCTGACCAAGTGGCGCCCGGTGCGCACACTCACCGGCGACCAATTCACGCGCGAAATGCGCGAGCACCATGGCGAAACCTTTGCCCGTAGCGGTCTGGCGACCGCCCGGGCCAATGGGGACACGCCACCCACCTGGCTGGTCACGCGCTGGACGCCTTTCGAGGCGTCCATTGTGCCGATCCCGGCAGACACCACGGTAGGAATCGGCCGCTCGACTGGCGTCGAGCCCACCCCGCCGCCGCCTGCGGAAAGCCAGGAGCAACAACCCAAACCCGCCCCCATTGCCGCACCCAAGATCCTCGTGGAGAAGAAAACCATGGAACAAAAGTCCCCCGCCGAGCTCGAAATCGAGCGCCGCGACGCCCTGCAAGCGATTGGCCAGCAGTACGCCAAGTACCTCGGTCCCAACGACCTCGCCGACGCCATCCGCAACGGACGCTCCGTCGACGCGTTCAAAGACTTCATCATTGAGCGTATCCAGACCAAGCACACCGACACCAGCCAGATTCACATCGGGCTCACGCCGAAGGAAATCCGCCGCTACAGCCTGGGCAACGCCATCCGCGCCGCCACCCTCGGCGATTGGTCGCAAGCCGGCTTTGAGCGCGAATGCTCGGAAGCGGTCGCCAAAGTCATGGGCCGCAGCCCGGAAGGCTTCTACATCCCCAGCGAAGCCTTCCGCGACTTCAACGTGGGAACCGCCACGGAAGCCGGCAACCTGGTCGCCACCGACCTGCGTACCGACCTGTTCGTGGACGTGCTGCGCCACAAGCTGGTGCTCGGCCAGCTCGGCGTGCGCATCCTCAGTGGTCTGTCGGCCAGCATCGACATGCCGCGCAAGAGCACGGCCAGCACCATCGGGACGGTAACTGAAATCGGCTCGGCCACGGAAACCGCACCGGCCACCGCCAAGGTCACGCTGTCGCCCAAGCGCGCGTCGGCGTTTGTCGAGGTCTCCAAGCAGGCGATCATTCAGTCCGCCATTGCGCTGGAATCGATGATCCGCGACGACCTCGTCATGGGCACCGCCGTGCTGATCGAAAACCTCGCCATCA